TCGGAGGATACAAACGAGTACTTGTCCTTGCAGATAATGACGAAGGAAAGAAGGATGGTAGCAATCCGGGTATGGAACTCGCCGAAAAGGTATTACAAGAAGTCGAACACGCAGAACTGATACCATTGCCACAAGGCTCTGATGTCAACTCTGTTGTACTAGAAGAAGGATTAGAAGGACTACGAAAGAGGTTAGGGCTAGATGAGTGACCATGGAAAACCAAGAGACAATAGAGACTTTGAAAAGATTATTGGAAAGTCATGGCCTAACGGTGGTAAAGGTAAGCAATCAACCTTCGGGCCTAGAGATAACGGTTCGAGTTCCTCCGATCCAGAGATGAACCAATTTGTCACCGATGTTTGGGATATCATCGATGAACTTGGCAATCTTCTGATAAGTAAGCAGAGGGATTACGGCCCCGGCAATATCAACAATGCATTCGGTGGCCCAATGAATGGGCTACTTGTTCGTATGGGTGACAAGTTTGAACGCCTCAAGAATCTGTTTATGTTCGGTAATGGAAAGCCACAGCATGAACCAATCGAAGATTCATTCAAAGACTTAGCCAACTACGCCATCATTGCCATGATGGTTCAGCGTGGAAAGTGGCCGAAGAACAAGCTATGAAGAAGCTCCTCTTTTTTTTGGTTCCAATTCTTGTAATTACATCGTTGTATTTCGCAGTCAGGTTTGTGATTGATGCAATCCTAGAGATAGAAGATGGGGATTTACTCGATGAGTGATCGAGCTAAAGAACATCTCACCGATCTAATCAACATCTCTTCTCATACTATCCACCGAAGATTTGCTGGCTATGTAGAGTATAAAGATTTGGTTCAAGAGTTGAATGTTTATGTACTTCAACGACCTAAACTTGAAGAAGATCTTGATGCTTCTTACACAGTTAGCAAAGATGAAACCAAGTGGGTTGCCCGGAAGATTATGGCTCGGTTCCGCCGCCATATCGAAAAGTATTCTCGTAAAGAGAAGGCAACGATGCTTGGCTATTCAACAGGTGACGAGTTCTTCTACGACACAGCCAAGGTAGCAGAGCTTCTTCCTGTTGCATTTCAATTCGATTCGAAAGGCATTGTCCTCGTTGACAAGGTAGACGATGGGCAGCCACGCAGATCACCAGCTCCCAATGAGGGTGGCAATCTTCTTGCCATGGTAATCGACATTCGATCGGCAGTTGAACTACTTGATAAAGATGAACAATACATACTCGATCTCAGATACGGAGCTTCCCCAATGACATTATCTGACATAGCAAAAGCGATGGGAGTCTCAGACTCAACCATTGATAGAAGGGTTCAAAGAATCTTGCGAAAGATCATTGACCATCTTGGAGGCCCTACGCCATGGGCGTAAAGATCAACCTCGAAAGATATGAGGTTGTGATGGCGGTGAATACAGCAGTAGAACGATATGTATCTACGATGAAGAATCAACAGATGAGAGGGCTAGGTGATCTTGATCCTTGGCAAAGGATCCTCCTCGATGTTGATGGAGTTGGTGCAGAAATCGCTGTCGCCAAATACTTAGGTGTCTATTGGTCTGGTGCATTTGGCCAAGGCGGTGTAGACATTGAGCCAAACATAGATGTGAAATACACAAAGCATGAGCAAGGCAGATTACTCGTAAGACCTGATGCTAAAGATGATATTAAGTTTGTTCTCGTTCGTGGTGGTATGCCTAACTACGAGCTAATCGGTTGGATCATGGGAGCTGAAGCCAAGAAGGAAGAGTGGTTAGATAAACCTGACTGGCGAAGACCTGAGATCTATTGTGTACCCGAAGAGAAGTTGAGAAAGTTCAGGGGTTACTATGGCTAGTTATGATTATGAATGTCCGGGTGATGGAGAGATCATCACCATTGAAAGACCTATGTCTGAACCTGAAGGTGAATATGCTTGCCCAACTTGTGGTGCAAAGCTTCGAAGAGTTTACTCAGCCAACGCTACGATCTTTAAGGCTACTGGTTTCTACTCTACAGATAACTTCCGGAAATGAAGAACCCCCTCCGAAGAGGGGGCCTTCTACCTAGAGTGGAGGATCAAGTCCACTACTCGTATTGTAATGCCGCTGAAGGCATTGTCAAGTTACCTGCCATATTCCTCCTTGAGAAACTTTCCACAATATGGCCAAGGCTTTGCTCCCCGGTCGGCATATATGTGGAGGGCTACATGGAACTGCTCTCGTAGTGTGGCTTTCTTTGGCGGAGTGCCGCTGGCACCACCATGGGCTACCCAAGTCCGAGGGTATTCGATTTGAAATGCACCTTGGAATTGTTTACGAGTGCCGCTGACGGCATTGAGTCTTCCATTGGATTCACACTTGGCAAGTTTTTGCCAAGCTTCAGGAAGATCGGTGAGTTGAATGTCGAGAGGTATATGGATCTCCTCCCGGATCACTATCTCTCGAGGCGGCTCGGGCAGCTCTCGAGGTAGATCACCCGGGGCCAGCCATAAGCCGGCCCCGAATGCAGCGATCAAGATAATAAGTCGGTGGATCATTTATGTATCTCCTCCTAAGAAGATCGCCAAGATCCATAAGAGGATCGGGATCCCTATAAGTAATGGACTATCTTCACTTAGCCCTAGAGGTAGGGTAAAGAATGTTAGGAAGAAGAGCAAGCCTCCCCATGCATTCACGCCATCACCTCCTCGATCCAGCCGCAGCTTTCACACTCGGGGATCTTCGAGCCATTAGGTATCGGCTCGGGATATTCGCTACCGCATTCGCAGCGATAGACATATGGATAACAAGGCTTACATTCATAATTGCCGCAGCCATAAGTCATGAGGCCACCTCATAGAGTAGCTTCGAGCCTATCGAATGGATAGCCTTACCCTTAGCTCGGAGGCCTACGATTACCCCTCGAGGATCCAAGGCCCGGAGATCGTGTAGATCGCCGTCTATTACCTCGAGATCATGCCACCTATCGGGCAGCGGATAACCCTTCTCGATAGGTAATACGATCGCCACATTAGCTCCGGTGCTTACCTTGCCGGTGATCTCTTCGATCGAATGGCCGGCGGCCGAGAATGTTAGGCGATACCCGGGCAATGGATCCGGATCTCGATCCCACCTCTTCGAGTAATCATAGATCGAAGCTCCTCCTAATCTAGCTCGATCGATGAGCCATGGTGCAGCGATCTCCCAAGCTAGATCCGAGGCGACATTCAAGCGGAGGCCCCAGCGATCCCAAGCTCGAGAGTATCGATCGATATCATGAGCCAGCAATACCGAGGCAGCTTCCGGAGCTTCCATAAGTAGGCTAACCCTTGCAGATCGAGCCTTGATTACACTCTCGAAAGCTCCCCGGCCATGCGTAAGTACGCATAGATCCTTGCAATGCCTAAAGAAAACGCAGCTCGTAGCCGGGCCATGCGTGGCCGGTGTTAGAGTAAGGCCAGCGATCCCTTGATATCCGGGTACCTCGAGAGATAGCTTCTTATTGCTATCGGATCGGATAATATATCCGGGTACCGATAGGCCATAAGGCTTGAAGATATCGGCCGCTATCCTCCTTGCACTCGCTACATCGAGAGCCGATATCATGCCGGGATCCGGCAGCGGTGAGGTCTCTCGTGTCTTGATTAGAGATCTCATTCCTCCTCCTTGATCCTCTTAGCTACCTCTTCGATAGCCTCCTTGATATCGTGATAGATCCACTCTTGCCAGCTATCCGGATCCTTGCTATCGATAACCTCGAGCCAAGAGTTATTGATCCATTCAAGCTTCCCGGCCTCCTCGAGATCTCGGAGATCCTTATCGCTATTTACCCCAGCTTCGATGAGGCGATCCGGATACCGGATAATATGATCGATCCCTTCGATCGCTATTCTCATCTCGCCAAGGCAGCGGATCTCCCACTCTCGATCGAGAGCTTCATTAGATAATCGAGCTACGATCTCGCTATCTCCGGTGTAAAAAGCCGGATCGTTACGATCTCCCCTCTCGATCCATGGATCCTCGATCTCGAGGGTAACCCCTTCCGGG